CCTCCTCTGCAAAGTTGTATGCCAACAACTGCTTCGCGCCCGTTGCAAGCTCCATAAGCGTAAACGGCGATTTTATTGCCATTGCGTTAAGCTCGTTGAATATCTCTGAGCCTCTACGCATATCATCAATAAGAATACCAAGGCTACGCTCAAGCATTTCATATTGGCCTCGAACCTCGTACATTTGCTTAACAAAATTCGTAACTGCGCCTAATGTCATTGCATAGACAATACGATTTCTGATGTAGCCGAACGATTGAGCCAAATAATTATTGCTGTGCGTTAATTGTATTCCCTTACCAAGCAATTCTGCCTGCAAACGTGAAAGACGCTGATATTCGCTGCCAAGTTGATGAATCTCGCCTGCATTACCAACTTTGATAGATTTCAGCGCACGCATTTTTCTTGCAACAGCATCAACGCTTGACTCGTCCATGCCAAGAACGTCTTTAAGCGTGTTGCCTCTTGCGTTTTGGCGCATATCTCGGATTCTGCCTATTAATACAAGGATTTTTTTGTCCAAAGCTGCCATTGCGTCTGCGTCAAGAACTGGTGTTGCCCTTAATTCGTTCTTAATTCGCAACATTTCGCGCAACTTCCTCTCCGCGTCGGGCAGGGATTTGTCCATCATCAGATTAGCACGCTTTATCTCGCTTGTGTATTGTTGCACAAGTTTCTTGGGGTCGCTTGTTGTTTCAGAGCGGAGTTTTGCGCGTTGTTCGTCCAATAGCTCGTTTTGTTTACGCAATTCATCTGTACCAAGATACATCTTGTCGCGCCTTTTTTCCTCCAAATTTATAAGCTCTTTTAATTGTCCTACCGTACCATCATCAAAAGAGTCCTTTCCGCTACCTTTGCCGCCGCCAGAAGCCTCAGACTGAGCCTTGAACATAGCATCAAACGACGCGGACATATCCTTCCAAGCCTCCTTCATCAAATCGACGGAAACTTTCTGCGTAATAGCGAAATCCTTCATGGCCGATTTCATCTTATCCATTGCGGAGTCGAACTTACCAGCCATTATAGTAGTCTTATCACCAACGAAATCTATCAAATCGTTTATCGACTTTTCTAATTCCTTGGAATCAAGCTTACCAACAATCAGAACATCATCATTTGCTGCCATATCTTAAAGTGTATATATAGAGTTTATAACTATTCTTACTTTTTCTTGTTTCGCTGCGGCATCGGGATTTCCATCTCCTCTCCAGCAGCGAGGTCTTTAGGCGCACCGATGGAACTAAAGAACCGTTCGAGCTTCTTCTGTGCCTCGTATGCCTCCTTAAAGTTCTGCCAAGCTTTTTTGTCCGTACCCCGTAAGTATTTCGTGTGCGTGTTGTCAACAGCCATAAACTGCACTTGCGCTATGCTTAACCGATAGAGGTAATCGTCTAATCGGTATTGTGGGAAGGCTCGGAGGAAGTCTGCTGCATCTGCAATGATAGTGCTTCCATAAATAGTGATGCTGTCTCCTCCGATTTCTTCTTCCGCATCAGAAGTGAACCCGTAAGCGTACTCACCGATTTTTTGAGTAAAAAAAAAGCGGATAAATCTATTGATTTTATTGCGCCCAGCACAATTGCCGCCCATTGGTTTGCATCGTATGTGCTCTGCATGACCTTTGCCTTCATAACGCTAACATAGTAGTCGTTCTTTGTGCGAACCTCCTCCCAAGTAAGATTGTTCCCGTCGGGAGTGAAAAGGTGATTGCAAAGCACAACGGCCATGATTTCACACATGGCATCCAAATCGGTACACAAGGCCGTTATAACCTTTTGGTCGGTATCTAACGTTTCATCAGCCTTACGCATATCCAATACGAGGTTACAGATACGGTACAACGAATAATAGCGCATACCCTTTACCTTATACTCCTTTTCGCCAAGGCGTATCAAGGATGGCGTATCATTGATTATATCAACGATGTTTTTTTGGATGTCAATCGGAAAATCCTTAATCTCCTCCTGCTCCTGCGCTACCTGCTTGCTCTCGTTTTCCTTTGCCATAATATAACTCTTTCGTGAACATAGTTTATTTTGATTCTAACGGCATTTCGTAAAGCAAAGGGGCGCATCATCGGGGACACCCCAACAACGCACCCCTCACGTTCACGAAAACGTTAGTTCCTTCATGCCAAGATTAAGATGTAGGCGTGTCACCGATAATCTTATACATGTGGTCGTTGTTGCTACCGTCGGTGTAAACCAAGGCGGTGATGGTAACGCTGTAGTTCAGCGCACCGTCGGCATCCTTCTTGATAGTACCAACAGTCAGACCCTTGTAGATAACCAGCGAACCAAAGCCGCGACCGAAGTCGAGTTTCCACTCCTTCTCGGTTGTGTAGGCTGCGGCAGCACCCTCGTAGGTCTCTGGAGTACCTGCCGTTTGGCCTACGGGTGCAGTACCAGCGGTATAAGTACCACCAAAGATGGCGGGCAGTTCAGACAGTTCGTAGTTTGCCAACTCGAATGTCATGCGAACGGGATTACCTTGATAGAAGATGTCGAACGGAGCGTCGTAGAACTCGGCCTCAATCTCGGTAGACTCTGGCTCGTCCTGCGCAATAGCAAGTCCTTTCAAAACACCCATGAATCTGGTGTAATCACCAGAACCACCGACTGCACGATAACCAAGGCCAATCGGCTTTAAAGTTGTTTTCTTTGCCATAATTTGTTTCCTTTCTTTATTTTAATTAGTTACGAATTACTTTGTTGGTCTATTACGACGACAAAGGATTTTATGAAAGCATGGTATTGGTTTCCCTTTACCGTATTCTCGTTATCATCCATCGAGAGAACGCTATCCTCTAAGATGTAGTAGTCACCCTCATCAACGCGCCCCGTGTGGGCTTTTATGGCCGCTGTAATACCCTTATCGTAGGCATCGTAAAGCGTCTTATTCAAACGCCCGCGAGTCTTTTTGGATATGTAGGCCGTAACCGTGCAGCGAACCCAGCCGTATGCGTCGCCCTCAAACTCGGAATCATCATTGATATTGCCGACATTGGTAACGATAAAACCGTCCTCGATGTCCGATTTCGTAGTTTCCGTAGGCAATGTCATGGAATAGATGTTATCCGTGACACCTGCAAGAATCTCCGAAAGGAAATCATATATCGGTATGCGTGACGAATCCGTAATCATCGTGCTTAATATTTAGGCGTATCAATTTCAAGTGTTACTACACAAAGCGGACTAAGAACTTTCTTGATGTGGTCGTACCGCTGCGAAAGAATATGGAACTTATAGAACTTGCCCTTAAAGGTGTAACCCTCCTCCATATATGCACCGTAGGATGCTGTGGCGGCAAAAACTATTTCCCAGCCTTTGTCTTGGTCGGGCTTGTAAGCCTTTGCAAAATCATTGGCCAATTGGCGACCTTTCACGGGAACGCTGATAGATGGGCTGTATTCGTGCAGTAAGGAGTTTTTCCTCGCCTGCTTGCGCCCATAAGTGCCGTAGCCCTTGCGTTTTCCGTTAAAGTAAACACACCATACATAGGAGTCGGATAAGTTGAAAGTCTCATTGTCAAAAGACACATTCTCCACGATATTCACGATTTCCGTTTCAGCGTACTCTATAAGCCGCTTGGTCTGCTCATCGGCAACGTTCTTGAACAAACGCTTACCCCAAAGCTTTCCATTGAACTTGAACCGTGTCTTTACCATATCGTTATGTATTGCGTGTTAGATGTTCCATTCCTTGCGTGTCGCATAGATACTTACACCGCCCAATTGCGAAGGCTCTGCATTATCAACCACGAACGATACCTCTTGGTCGAACCGAACCAGCGTTATCTCGTCACCCTTGATAGGAATGATATATTTGTTATCGCTACCCTTGGTTAAAGGTATTGATATAACATGGCTGGAGGTCTGCAATGCGCGACCGTTATCATCGGTGCGAATAGTTTCATCCATGATACCGTTGTAGATTTCTACGGTGGTATCATCATCGTCGCCATGCCCCGCAATAATGCGGTTTATCACGCCTTGGTAGGGGTATTCAAGAATCTCGTCGCGTACCATAGTTTACTGCGGTAGTATGATTTGGTCTACGTCCTCAATCGGTATGAACTTAATCTTTCTGCGAGCGTTTTCAAGTATCTCTGCCCTCTCGTCGTCGTATCTGTTGTAAATCTTGATGGCGTACTTGATTTTTTCATCTTGGTAGAAATCCTGCTCAGAGCCAACGGTCTTTTGAAAACCGTTATGCGACTGCTGCAAAGACGATGTATTAGAAGGGCTTAAAAGTATGGCCGTGAATATGATGTCAGCAGTCATTAGCTCTTTCTGCTGTTCTGTAACACCATCGCCATAAGCATCTTCATTCGGGTCACACCCTCTATCCAATGCTATCTTGACAAGATTCTTCTCGTCGAAACGAGTATATGTCGTTGATGCTGTAAGCCATTCTAATACCGTCATCTTTCTTGCAGTTTTTTAACCTTGATTATCGAATCATGTTAGCCATCGCGATTTTTTAGTCTGCGGTTGCAATATCAACTACTACGTGATACAGCGACTCGTTCAGAACGGTTGCGTAACGACCGATAACGTCCGTGTGGTAAGACTTGAGCATACCGTTGGGCGTAATCTTGTTGATTACATACAAGAAGTTCTGAATCTTTGCCAACGAGAATTGAATATTGCTATTCACCTCACCGCTACGCATCAGCGCAACGTCGGCGGTCTCTGCGTGAACGAGTACACCTGCCATTCCGAGCGGACGCAGAACAACGGTATTGGACTTCCATCCGCTTACGTCGGTAACGGTGGTGAAATCCTGCACCTTGCTTTGCTGCTTAACGACACGGATAGGAGCAATCTTAGAGATAGTGCTGCGGCTGTAGGCCACCAGCTGCTCCCAAGTGATAACGTCGGTGTCGATACCGCTTGCACCGCTGGTAACAACGATAACCTTGTCGGGCGCATACAGACGAATCCAGCGATTGACCTCGGCCTTGAAATAGCTGTTGTTAATCAAGATAGAGGTAACGATGCTGTACGGGATGTCCCACTCCATAGCGAAGTCCTCAGAAAGATTCTTGGCAACCTTGAAGTCGTGCTCAATCTTCTGCATCTGCGAAGGAATATCGCAGTCGTTGGCAGACCAAACCTTAGTGCCAGCCTTCTTGAAGTTCTCGATAGGAATATAGGACTGCTGCATTGTAGAAACGCCGCTGAATCCCTTTGTCGAGGTGATAGAGCCCGTAGTACCCTTGAACGCAATGGTATTGGTGTTAGAATAAGCACCACCATAGGAAAGGGTCTGTGCGGCCATGTAAGAGGCGCGGTAGTTGTGGGTCTTAACGAGGTCAGCAACACCCTTAACAAAGCCCGTGATGAGGTTTTGGTCTTGAATGTTCAGCTCGCGCAGACGTGCCTGCAATTCCATCTTAGACATAGAGGTGTCAAACAAGCCCTTACCATATTGGTAGATAGAGCCAGTCTTTTCCTCCCAGCCCTCGGTGTCGAGTTGGGCGGTCTCAGACAGAGGAGCCATTGCATCGGCCATAGGCACGATACGGTTGACTTTCTGACGAACAGTCCAAGCTGGATTCTTCTTGGTGTCTTGCAGGTCAATCTTGTACTCGTTACCCTCGACAGCGAAGTGCTCCTGCCAAAAGAAGGCGTTGGCCTCGATTTCGAGAGTGTTGTCAATCAGAGTTTGGAGGAAACCTACGTTAGTTCCGTCCATGAATCCTTTCTGATAAAGCTTTTCAATAGCCTCATCGGGATTCCATTGGTATTTTAATGCTTGTGCCATATCTTGTTTCCTTTCTTATTAATTAAATCCAAAAGATTCCGTCAATAAGGGACTTGTTCAATGCAAGCACGTACTTAGGCAGAGGCTGCATACGGGCAATGAAAGCCTGCTTGTTGTAGACGGTGGAAATAGAATAGTTGGCATTTTGGAAGCCATAACCCTCGGTGGGGAGCAGTTCCTCATCCTTCTCGATAAAGGTGTTGGGCTTTGGTACAAGAACCTTTGCGGAAGCACTTGCGGCTGTGCCTTGTGCCTCTACCAACACATCGCCGACTTCGAGAGCACCGATAGCGGTATCAAGTGTTACCTTGAAACGTGCATTGGCCTCATCGTATTCAACGGCGGTAATCTTACCCGACTGACCCGTGTAGTCTGCGAAAGACTCAGTAACGGTATCGGGGTCGCTGCCCGAACCAGCCACAACGGTCATTGTCTTAACCGTAACGGCATCGGGAGCTTTCATAATAACCATGCCGACCTCGGGAGCGTCAGAATATCCGTCGCCCTTTAAGTAGATTACGGTGTCGGAGGCTTGGCTGGTGGCGTTATTAGCCGCGAAAGAACGGAAAATAAGGCATCCACCTTGCATGTCGTACTGAACCATCTGGGCTGCGTACAACTTGCCGAAACCCTTGTTAGGATTCAGAATAGTGCCACCGAGCAGTACGTTACCGCGTTGCTCGCCGTTACCATCCTTAACCCAAACAAACTTACCGCCACGAACCTTACGGGAGGTCTCGAAGAAAAACGCTAAATTTGTTACCATGATGTTTCCTTTTTAAGTTGTTTATAAATGATGTTAGCTAATCTTTACTTTCGGAAGTGAACCGATGATTTCTGCATCTTTCGTTTCATCAGTAGTAGGCTTCTGAGGTCGGATGTCGCCAAGTGAATCCTTAAAGATGTCCTTGAACTTTGCTACCAGCCCTTCGGCCTGCTCCTTGTCTTCCTTATCCAGCTTAACGGCGTAATCGGAAGCAAACTTGTCGAATGACGCGTGTAAGTCTGAACGGATGCCCTCCTTTGCGATGCGCATGATGTTACCAAGCTTTTCTTGCTTACTCTTCGCATCCTTGAAAGCCTTCAATTCGTCCAATTGGTCTTGCACCTCCTTTGGAATCTGTTGCTCAATAACGGTGGGCGGGGTTTTGATTTTCTTCTGCAACTCGGCGATTTGGGATTTGTAGCCGTTTTCTTTCGTCTCAAACTCCTTGGTTTTATCCGTGATAATCGTGCTTGCGCCGCTGAAAGCGGAATTAAGCGCGAACTTCATGTCGCCAAGAGCTGTTTCATCATCTGCGGCAGCGTCGGGATAACGCTTTGCAAAATGTTCAGCAAACTTGTCTTTAAAACCATCGGTAAGGGTTGCAGCGGTGTAACTTTTCTCGTTACAATAGTCGTTTACTTTCTGTAAAGCCTCTTCTTTTGTCATAGTTTTCTACTATTAAAAATTAAACAATTAGATTTGTTTGGGTGCAAATTTAATAAATAAGGTGAAAAGACGAAATGCAAAATAAACACAAGAACGTGATAAAGCGCGTCAAAATCACGAACTTAATTTGATACAAGTCAATTATACAGAAAAGTAATGTGTATCTTTGCAACAAGAAATTTCTATTTGGTTTATAAACTTGTTGCATTTTTAATTACTTTTGCGTATGGCACGTAAGCGTAACGATATTGTATTAGCACCGTTAGAGGATGGCAACCAAAAGTTTGCTATCCGTTCTAATGCTGATGTCGTATGCTTTACGGGGGGTACGGGTGGCGGCAAATCCGTCGCATTGTACTATGCGCCTATCATGCACCTTGCTACGAACGATAACGCAAAGATAGTATGCTTTATGCGTAATATCAGCGACTTTTGGGGCGCAGGAAAGGTAAATGATACGCTTAAAAAGATGTACCCTCTTATCGACCGTACAACAAAGAAACAGCCGCACGACCCAATAGGCGAGATTATCCGTAACAATCAAGACATGGGAATGAAGCTCTACAACGGCTCTGAGATTAAGTTTCAGCAGCTGGATAACGAGAACCCTATCGTTATTGATAAAATCGCGAAAGGCTTGCAGGCGAAAAAACTTATCTTTGACGAGTGCAACAAATTTCTTTGGCGAACGATTTCCACATTCTTCCCGCGTTTGCGTAGCGACACAAGCGGAAAGGCGCAAGTATTCCTCGCGCAGAACCCCGAAAGGGAGTGCTTTATGCGTAAGCTGTGCGGAAAGGGCGTGCATGGCGGTGGATGGATTAACGACGACGGTACGGTTGACAAGTCGATGGACGGAGTCGTTATGTTTTTCTTTATGCCAAACGGTGATTATGAAAAGGCTGTTTGGGGGCGCACAAAGCGCGAGGTTTACGAAAAGGCGAAAGATGCCATTGATGCGCTTTTGCTTGTAGACCCAGATATGTCCTACGAGGACTTTATCCTTTCGATGGTCTTTTTTACTTTCGATGTGCGCGATAACAAAAAGATGCTTTCACGGAACAAAGGCTATCGCGGACTGGCCGCAAATGCAGCTACGGCAGCATCCGCATACGCCGTTAATTGGAACTATTCATTAACGGACGAAGAGGAAAGCATCGAGGATTTGTCGAATGTGGAATTAGCCACAAACGATGTTGAGCGCATGTTCAGACCGTTGGAAACGCCTGCTGGATGCGAAGTCCTGCAACGGCGAATGACAATGGATATGGCTACAACGGGATTCGATAACTTGATATTCAAGTATTGGGAGCTGTGGTCGCATTACGGATGGGTTTGCAGGGATATTGAATATTCCACAAGCAACAGCAACCGTGAGGCCGTAATCATGGCTATACAATTCCGTGATAAGCACAAGCTGCAAGAAAAGGAGATGATTATAGACGTGCAGGGATTCGGATTCCTAAAGGATTGCTTCCCGCGTGCGATATTATTTAGCGGTGCAGGCTCGCCGAGCAATCGCGGCAAAGCCCAATTCAAGACAATGAAGGATGAGGCAGGCCATGTTGCTATGGAGATGATTCAAAGCGGCCTTATTCACTATGAGCCGCGACTCGCCAATGCGCACTATAATCACAAGAACATGAAACGGTCGGGAGGCACTACGGTAATGAAACACATGGTATTTGAAAGCCGTGTGTTCCAATTCAGCAAAACGCCGAATGGCCGTTTGGAGATGCTGCCAAAGGAAAAGATGAAGGCATTGCTAAAAGGCATGTCGCCCGACCTTATGGATAATATTATTCTCCTTTGCGGCGGCACAATCTACGACTGCTACCGAATGTTACGTGACGATGCTGGCATCATGCGCAAGAAAGCGCAGGCGAGCGATATGCTGGCCTTGCTAAACGTCAACGGCCAAGAGGAGGTCGACACAAGAATACACCGTGTAAGAAAGATACGGAACGCAAGCGAAATATTAAACATATTAAGTACAATATAAGATGATTAGATTACACGACATCAAATGGTTTCTGCATGAACCCGAAAGGCTTACAAAGATGAAGCCTTTCACTCGCGGCGGTAAGATGAACGGACACGGCTACGAGAACTCGGACATTCAGATTAATTCCATGATTGATACGGGTTTCACGAATCTTACGCTAAAGCCCGTGTCGCAGGATTTGTATATCACGGAGTATCGTCCCGACCTGCATCATATAATTATGAATAGGTCAATACCGCATATCAAGGTTTCTATTGACGGATGCGAGCTGCCATTGGGTATGCTTGACATGACGCAAACTGCGTCGTTCCAAAAGCTTATTCACTCGGCACACGTTCGCTCGCTGACCGCCAATCCGCTGCTTTTCAACCTCGGCAAAACCGA